AGATAATTTTAAAACTAAGAAAATGACTTGGAACGATTTAACAGTTTGGCAGTACCAACAGATTTACCCGATAGTTACAAAGCCTGAGAAGGATTGGACAATGCTTGATGTAGAAAGTAAGCTTGTAGGCATTTTGCATAACCTTACCGACACGCAAGTAGATAGCCTAAGCGTAGCAGAGTTTAACAAATTAAAGGTAACCTTAAACTTCTTAGATGATAAGATAGAAGGTAAGCCGGTTAAATACACCGAAGTAAACGGCAAACGTTACAAGTTTATCTATGATGTGCAGCAGATCAAAGCAGCCAGATACATAGAGACAAAAGTATTTAGCACCGATTTAGTTGGTAACCTACACAAGTTAGCAGCTTCAATGGTTATGCCACAACGCAAAACCTGGTGGGGTAAATGGGTAGACGATAAGTACGATGCTGCCAAGCATAGCGAGTATGCAGAGGACTTACAAGGGACAAATTTTATGCACGTTTACCAATCCATTGTTTTTTTTTATCAAGTATACAGAAATTGGATAGAAGTTTCTCAGGCTTATTTGGTTCAGGAAATGACGAGCAAGGGAATGAGTTTGGAACAAGCGAAAGAGGTGGTTCAAATTTTATGCAGCACTTTGGATGGCAGTATTGCGCCAAATCTGTTGCCGACCACGAAAATATCACAGTTGACCAAAGCTATGAACTTACCACAATCCAATTCTTAAATACGCTATCCTATCTAAAGGCTAAAGCAGATTACGATAAGGAGCAACAAAGGAAACTCAAATAAGACCGACCCTGCCAATTTTGGTGGGGTTAGTTATTTTTATACCTTCCTTATATTTATTAGCGTGAGTATATCAAAAGCACAAATAGAAGCGTTAAGGTCTGGCTTTTTACAAAGCTTAGGCGGTAGCTTTGATAAGTACAAGCCAGGAGAACTTCCCGTTTTAGAAGATACCTTAGCTTTATATGGTCAAGCCTTCAACGATAGAGTTACCCAAATATTAGATAGCGAAAACATCACGAGTTCTGGTAAGTTGGCAGAACCTGCTTTGCCAATCATTAATAAATTCGGCAATGGCTACGTTTTAAGCCTCGGTTATGAACCAGGAAGCGAACAAGACAAATACTTTAGATTTATCAATAAAGGGGTAAAGGGTACAAAGAATACAAAGGCAGATAATAAAACACCTTATTCTTTTAAGACAACAAGCAAGGCAGTTAATATATTAGCAATAGAAAATTGGCTGAGATATAACAAGCTAAAATCAGTAGCGGTTAAAAAGTATACAAAGCTTGGAGTAGAAAGCAAAGCAATACAAGACAAAAAATCTTTAGCCTGGGCAATAGCAAAAAGTGTGCATACTAAAGGTTTAAGGTCTACTCACTACTTTGACAGAGCAATAGCGCAAATATTTAATAAAGAATTTATTGAGAATATAGCAGTCGCAGTAGGTGGCGATGTGCAAATTCAAATCAAACAAGCAATCAATGGCAATAACAATAACAAGTAGTCCTGCACCCTATTCGTCTATGCACGATAACTTATGGTTCGTTTCAAGTTCTACCAATAGCGGAACTACAAACTTTAAGTTTGTTTATGATGTCTATATAAACGGAAGCCAGGTTATTAGATCAAAAGTATTCCCTGCTCCAAGTGCAGAGGGCAGCTATGGGGTTTTTAACGCATCTCCAATGGTTAGAAGTTTTGTTACTAACTACTTCGAGCCTTCAGGAAACTCAATACTTGTGGCTTCAAACGACAAAATCAAAGTAGATTACCAAGTAAGGATAGGCGAAGAAGTTAGCGGTGTTACAACTACGAACTTAGCATCTGGCAGCTATTCAGCTTATAACTTTGTGCCACCATTGTTTGCCGATGTATTCTTAACAAAGAACCAGACACCTTTGGTGCTATCTGATTATTACGATAATTTACTATTAGAAAACTTTACCGATGACTTCCTGACCGAGCGTGATACAGATGATATAACGCTTGAATACGGAGATAACTTTTACATTACCTTCCTACGCATAGCAACAAGCGGTTATTCTGCTTGGGTAGAAGTATTAGGCGCAGGAGATGTGGTTACCAATACTGTATCGGGTAACATAACCTTAAGCGGTCAATTCAATATGTTTAACTTACAAGCAGGACATATAAACGATTGGGCATCTGGAACTATTATAGACGAGAATACTTATGGCTATAATTTCTATTTGAAAAGAGGCATAGCAAAAACAAGGGTTATTAAGATAAGACATAAATGCTATCCTAAATATCAACAATTTAACCTTGAGTTCCTAAATAGATTAGGCGGTTGGGATACAAAGAAGTTTGCCCTTGTTAATAGAAGGTCGAGCGAATATCAAAGAGCATCATATAGGCGAAGCGACTGGCAGCTTGTGGGTGGACAAATGACAAACATAGATGGATATAACAGATATAACGAAACGACTTTCAACTACGCTATTCAACATAAGGATAGATATAAGCTTACTTCTGATTGGGTTAGCGAACAAGATTATTCTTGGTTGGCTCAACTTGTATCGTCTCCTATTGTTTATATGGAAGTACTTGGTGCTTATTTCCCTGTTACCATAACTGTAACAAACTACGAATACAAGTTAGAAAGTGCAGATAAACTATTTAACTTTGAAATTGAAGTAGAAGTAGGTAAATACTTAACAAGCCAATTCAGATAATGATTAGCACAGAAATATACATCGAGGAACAGAAGATTGATCTATTGCAGAATATATCTACCGAGTTTACTTATGCCATTGACGATGTAAGTGAGTTCGGTAGTCGCAATACTTCTTATAGTAAAACAATAAGCGTTCCAGGAACGGCAAACAATAACCTTGTATTTGGGTACATCTTCGAACTTAACAACGCTAACTTTACGGATAACACCTTACCAAACGTAGGGTATAACTTTAACGTAACTAAACAAGCTAACTGCAAAATCTTTATTGATAAGGTGCAAATATTCAAAGGCACTTTACGAATATTAGAGATAGTAATTGACAAAGAGACAATAGAATACCAATGCAGCGTTGTAGGGGAACTTGGTGGATTTATTAATCAGTTAGGAAATAAACGTTTGGAAGATTTAGATTTTAGCGCATACAACCATACTTATAGCGTAGCCAATATTAGTGCGAGTTGGGATAACGCAGGGGGTTCTGGCTATTACTATCCACTTATAGATTACGGAAACGTAAGCACTGGAACATACGGAACACTTAAAAAGGACTTTCAATACACAACGTTTAGACCTGCTTTGTATGTAAAAGAGTATATGCAAAAGATATTTGCAGGAACAGATTATACTTTTAGTTGCCCGTTCTTTGATACTGCTTTATTCAAGCGTTTAATTATACCGCATAACCAAACAAACATAACAACGCTAAACAATACAAGCCTTAATGCAGCTGCTAAACTAATAACTATAAACACTAACCTAAGCCCTTATGTAGAATATACATTTATAACGGCAGGTAGCTTTTCACTTGACGGGTTAGGTCAGCTATTTACTTATAACGGAGTACCTACAATTACAACTGATATACAAGTTTTATTAAGAGGTAACGTAACTTTTTTCAATCCAGCATTACCAAGCTATACAGTTATACTTAAAAAGAATAACATTGAAATAGGAAGACAAGATTTCGATGCAAGTGTTAGTACTTTTATGAATTGTGATTTCACAGTTAGTGGGGTTACTTTTGCGACTACTAACACAATGCAGGTTGAGATATTAGGAAACGGCATTATCCTGGATATAACTTTAGGAGAGATAGGTGTAACTACAAGCACACCTACACAAGTGCAGGTAAACTTAGGAGAAACAATTAAGGTAAACGATACAATCCCAAAAGGTATATTTCAAACTGATTTCTTTTTAAGCATTGTTAAGATGTTTAACCTTTACGTCTATGAGAATAAGTTTAATGACAAAGAACTGGTTATTAGTCCGTATGTGGACTTTTATCCTGTTACATCGGCTACGGCAGAAGATTGGACTAACAAAGTAGATCGTGCAAAGCCTATAAGCATTAAACCAATGAGTGAAATTAACGCTCGTTACTATAACTACAAGTTTAAGGCTGACAATGACTTTTACGGGGAAAACTACCGCAAGAAGTATACCGAAGGCTATGGCGATTTTATTTACGATACTGAGTTTGACTTTGTAAAAGAAACCGATACTTTAGAAGTTATATTTGCTGCATCTGTATTGTTTCAGCAAACAGGACAAGACAAAGTATTTCCTGCTATTTACAAGAAGTCAAACACAAATAGCGCAGAAGATAGAATGGATAGCATTATTCGTATAATGCAAACAAAGAAGATTACCGGTGTAGCAAGTTGGAACATTATGAACACAACTACTAACTTGGCTACTTATACAAGCTATGGTTACGCAGGACACTTAGATGACCCTATTAACCCTACCAATGACATAAACTTTGGCGCACCTAAAGAACTACAATTCAGTCCTAATAGTTACCCAAGCACAAACGTATTTAATGCCTTTCATAGTCCTTACATTGCTGAAATAACAAGCAAGGATAGTAAGCTATTAACGTGTTTTGGTTTATTGGATATTATAGACATTTTCAATTTAGATTTTAGTAAGTATGTATTTATAGACGGGGTATTGTTTAGGCTTAATAAAGTCGAGAACTTTAACCCAATGGAATACAACACTACTAAATTATCATTCCTTAAAGTAATAGAAACTTCATACTAATGGCACAAGAGAACGTAGGTATAAATATAACAGTAGGCGGTAACCAAGACCAAGCTTTAGGCTCACTAAAGGCGCAGCTTAGAGAAGCAACGGCAGAGGTAACTAAACTATCCGAGCAGTTCGGAGCAAGTAGCAAGGAAGCCGTAAACGCAGCAAAGAGGGCAGCCGAACTTAAAGACCAAATCGGAGATGCTAAGAGTTTAATTGATGCCTTCAATCCAGATGCTAAGTTCAAAGCCTTAACTGCATCGCTTAGTGGTGTAGCCGGTGGCTTTAGTGCTTTACAAGGTGCAACTGCTTTATTTGGTAAGGAGAACGAGGACTTGCAGAAAACTTTACTTAAAGTAAATTCTGCTATGGCTTTATCTCAAGGCTTACAAGCAGTAGGGGAAAGCATAGATAGCTTTAAGCAATTAGGTACAGTTATTAAAACGCAGGTAGTAAGTGCGTTCTCTACTTTAAGAGGTGCTTTAATCGCAACGGGTATTGGTGCTTTAGCAATCGGAATTGGTTTAGTAGCTGCTAACTTTGACAAAGTAAAGAAGGCGGTACTAAGTTTAGTTCCAGGACTTGCACAAGTTGGAACGTTCTTTAGTAGCATCATTACAAAAGTTACTGATTTCGTAGGTGTTACATCACAAGCTGAACGTGCTTTGGCTTCTTTAGAGAAAACAACAAAGCGTGGTAACGAAGGTATTGAGGCAAGAATTAAAGTGCTTACTGCACAAGGTGGAAAGGAGAAGGAAATATACGCACTTAGTAAACAACAAGGGGAAAACGAGTTAAACTTTTTAAGGTCAAAGCTAAAAACTAAAGAAGGTTTAAATGAGGAGGAACTAAAAAAGTTTAGAGACCTTAAAACCGAACAAGCAGTTTTAGATGCGCAAGAGCAAAAAAGACAAAAAGATGCTTTAAAAGATAACGCTAAAACTGGAACAGATGCTTCTAAACAAGCAGCAGAACAAAGAAAAAAGGATAATGAAGATAAGATAGCTGCTGAAAAAGAAGCTCAGAAACAATTAGCTGATTTAAGAAATCAATTATTCCTATCTACGTTTAAAGATGAGAATGAAAAAAAGAAGGCAGAATTAGAATTAGCTTTTATTAAAGAAAAAGACGAGATTTTAGCTAATACTAAAATAACAGAAGCTACTCGTAATGAATTAATACTTGCATCAAGATTAAAACTTAACGCAGATTTAGATGCTTTAGCATCAGCAGAAAAAGAAAAACAAGATACCGCAGATGCCAAGATGCTTGAGGAAACGGCTGCAAAAGTTCAAAAAGAAAATGATGACGAATTTGCTGCGGTACAAAAAAGGATAGCAGAAAACAAAGCCTTTAACGATAAATTAAAAGCTGATAATGATGCAGCAAGAGAAGCAGAGCTACAAGCAAAATTTGCTTTTGCAAGTGCAGTAGCACAAGGTATTGGCGAATTAAATGGACTATTTGAACAAGGAACGGCAGCAAGTAAGGTAGCAGGTATTGCACAAATTGCTATTAATACTGGAGTAGGTTTTGCACAAGGCTTAAGTATTGCTCAACAATCGGCTAAAGCAACAGGACCAGCAGCAGCATTTGCCTTCCCTATATTTTATGCAACACAAGTAGCAGCCGTATTGGCAGCAGCAAGTAAAGCTAAAAGCATATTATCACAAGTAAAAGGTGGCGGTGCAGCAGGTTCGGTAACCGCTCCTACTATTCAGCAACAAGCACCAATATCTCCAACAGGACCTCAAACACAAAGGACTTCATTAGATAACCAAACTATTAACGCAATAGGCAACCAAGCGATAAGAAGCTACGTTGTAGAGAGCGATGTAACAAGTAACCAACAAAGGATTGCAGCTATTCAGCAAAGAGCAAGGTTCGGTTAAATGATAACAATTTAAAACCATTAATATTTAGAAATATGGACTTACCTGTTTATTTATTAGACATTAGCGAGGATATGAATGACGATGCCGAAGTGGATTATGTGGCACTCGTAGACAAACCTGCTATTCAAAAGAATTGGAATGCCTTTAAAAACCAACAACGATTTGAAGTGGTTAGCGAAGATAAGCGTATTATTTCTGGACCTCTTATGTTGGCTGATGTACCTATCTTTCGCAGCGATGCTACTTACGGGGATTATTATGTGGTCTTTAGTAAAGATACTATTTTTAAGATTGCGCAAAAGTTTTTCAAAAGAGGCTATCAGTCAAACGTAAACTTGATGCACTCCCCTGAACAACAAGTAGAAGGGGTTACTATGTTTGAAAGCTTTATTACAGATCAAAGCCGTGGTATACAACCAATGAAGGGTTTTGAAGATGCACCTGACGGCTCGTGGTTTGGTTCTTTCAAAGTAGACAATGAAGGCGTGTGGAACGATGTTAAAGAGGGAAAATTCAAAGGATTTAGTGTAGAAGGATTGTTTACCTACAAGACAAAGCCAACTAAAGAACAAGAACTTATGAATGCAATCAAGGAAATATTGCAACGAGTTAAATGATAAACAAAATCTTTTATTAATATTTAAACAAAAAGAATGATGAACGCAAAAGATGCAATTATGCAAATTAGGGCTTTATTCGAAGATATGCCACAAGTAGAAGCACCTGCTCCTGCTGAAGCACCTATCGAGGAAGTACCTGTTACATTCGCAGAATATAGCCTTATGGATGGTACAAAGGTTATGGTTAGCGAATTAGCTATTGGCGGTGAAGTTACTTTAGCTGACGGCACACCTGCTCCAACTGGCGAACACCAATTAGCAGACGGAACTCAAATCGAGTTAGACGAAAACGCTAAGATTATTTCTATCGAAACTCCAGAAGCAGAAGCGGAAATCGCTGACGAAACTCCTGCTGAAATGGGCAAGAAGATGGACGAGAAAATGGCTGACGAAATCGCTGCTTTAGTTAGCGAAAACCAAGCTCTTAAAACACAAGTAGCACAATTAGAGACAAAAGTTAAGAATGGCTTTAGTCAAGTAGCTGAATTAATAGAAGCACTTACTAAGACACCTAACGCTGAACCTATTGCGCAACCGAAACACAACTTTGGTTCTAACGTAACTACAAGCAATATGAAGTACGATAGAATTGAAAAATTTAGAAACGCTTTATTAAACAAATAAAAATAAAATAAAATGGGATTTGATGTATCTGCATTAGCAAACTATACAAAAGAAAACGAAGCATTACTTGTTACTTCTTCTGTATTAGGTTCAAAAACTGCTTCTCTTATTAAGAGCGCAGGAAACGTTATGGTTGGCGTGAAGTCAAGCGAAAAAATCAACATTATGCAAACTGATGCTATCTTCCAAGATGGTGCTGCTTGTGGTTTCAACGCTTCTGGCTCTACAACTTTCACTCAAAGAACTGTAACTCCAGGCAAAATTAAAGTAAACGAAGCTCTTTGTCCTAAAGACCTTGAAGCTAAGTATTTACAAAAAGCTTTACCTACAGGTTCTTATTATGACTCTATTCCTTTTGAGCAAGAGTATAGCGAAAAGAAAGCTAAAACTATTGCTGCTCAATTAGAAACTGCGCTATGGACTGGCGACACTTCAAGTGTGAATGTAAACGTTAATAAATTTGACGGGCTTGTAAAATTAATAAACGCTGCTTCTGGTGTTGTTGCTGCAAACGCTTCAACTTTTATCTCAGGTGCGCCTTTATCTTCTATTACTGCTGCAAACGTAATCTCTATCTTTGATGGTGTTTACCAAGCAATCCCTGCTCAAGTTGTAGCTGCTGACGATATGACTATCTTCTGCGGTCAAGATTTATTCCGTACTTATACTGTTGCTCTTAAAAATAGCGGTTCTTTCAATTACCAAATTGATGTAAAAGCTGATAGCGAATTTGTATTACCAGGTACTACAATCAAAGTTATTGCAGTTGCAGGTCTTAACGGAAGCAACAAGGTTTACGCTATGCGTTTAAGCAATATGTTCTTAGGAACTGACTTATTGAACGAAGAAGAAAAGTTTGAAATCTTCTATGCTAAAGAAGCTGACCAAGTACGTTTCGTATCTCAGTTTAAGATGGGTGTAAACATCGCCTTCCCTGACGAAGTAGTGAAGTTTATTCTTGCATAATTTATAGGGGGATTGAAATATATCCCCCATTTTTTCAAACTAATTTAATTCAATAACAATGGCTTGTGCTTTAACTCAAAATTATACTTTAGACTGTAAAGACAGTTTAGGTGGAATTACTGAGGTTTATTTTATAGCAGAAGGAGACGTTACCTCAACTACTGAAGCAAGTGGTGTTATTACCGCACTTGTTAAGGCAGCAGGTAAAAAGTTCTATAAGTACGAACTTGTAAAAGGCACTTCTCAATTAGTTGAGAATGTTAATGCAAACGTACAAAACGGAACTATCTTCTATGCTCCAGAATTAACCATAGTATTAAACAAATTACAAGCGAACACAAGAAACGAAATCTTGTTGTTGGCTCAAAACACTTTAGTAGCAGTTGCCAAAGATAACAATGGCAAATATTGGTACTTAGGAAAAACAAGAGGCTTAGACCTTACCGCAGGAAGTGCAGGTACAGGTACGGCTGACGGAGACAGAAGCGGTTATACTCTTACCTTTACAGGTGCAGAGCCAGCCCTTGCTCCAGAAGTGAACTCAACTGTGGCAGGTCAATTAACCACCGCAGGTTCTTAGGTTGTTTTGGTTTTGTATATAGATGCCCTCGGACTTAATTGTTCGGGGGTTTTTTATTTTGCAAACAATCGTGATAGTTTATATTTATAGTTGTGATAAGATTAACTAAGGGGCAAACCCAAAATATAATACTTACCTTGACTGAGAAGCAGCTTTTAACAAGTCCTAATTATCTATTTGTTTTCGAGAATAGAAGCACAAACACGGACATCAAATTTGTCAAGCTGAACAATACGGACATAAGTGCTTACAAAGAAAGGTACAATGAGTTTAGCATTGTAGTTAATAGCTACTTTAATACCTCTTTAAACGGGCAATACACTTACTCGGTTTACGAACAAGCAAGTCCTTCAAATACAAATCCTACGGGCTTAAACCTGCTTGAAACAGGCATTATGGAGCTTGAGGGAACAACTATATCATTCACGGAATACGAAACAACAAGCACATTCACAATTAGACAATAATGGAAATACAAGTATTGACATTTGCGGAAGCAAAGCAACCGGAATATAAAGAGAAAAAAGGCGAGGGTTATATGCAGTATGGTCAAAACAATGACTATCCGCAATACTTATTAGACCTATTTAACAAATCTGCAAAGCATAATGCTATCATTAGAGGCAAGGTAAACTACATTGTCGGTAATGGTTGGGCAGGGGAGCAAGATATGATTAAAAAGGTTAATAGAGATGAGACCCTTAATGACCTAACTAAAAAAGTTGCTTTAGATTTAGAACTATTTGGCGGTGCTTATATCCAAGTTATTTGGAGTGTAATGGGCGGTCAAGTTGCTGAGTTGTGGCATTGTGATTATACAAAGATTAGAACCAATAAAGACAATACGCAGTTTTGGTATAAAGACGATTGGAAGCTTACACGCAACCAAGAAAAAGCTGAGATTTACAATGCGTTTAACCCTGCTAACCCACAAGGTGTCCAGATACTTTACGTTAAGGAATACAGACCAGGAATGAACGTTTATAGCCTTCCAGGTTATTTTGGCGCACTTAACTACATCGAAAGTGATGTTGAAGTTAGTAAGCACGTTTTAGGAAATGCTCAAACAGGGTTTTCTGCAAGTAAACTTATTACTTTACCAAACGGAGAGCCAAGCCCTGAAGAGAAGCGACTTGTTAGCAGACAATTCGACAATATGTATACGGGTGCAGACGGCAAGAAGTATTTACTTGCTTTTGTAAACGATTTAACCCGTAAGCCTATTGTAGATGATTTAGGTGCAAGTGATTTAACTAAAGAGGACTTTGGTAGAGTAGACGAGTTAATTCAAACTAACATTTTTAGCGGACACCAAATTACAAGTCCTGACTTGTTCGGTATTGCCGTTCCTGGTCAATTAGGAAACAGACAACAACTTAGAGATAGCTACGAAATCTTTAATAACACATATGTACGTTATAAGCAAATGCAAATTGAAGGCGTATTTAATATGCTTGGACAATATGCAGGAGTAACGGAAGAGTTAAAGCTTCAACCGGTAGACCCTATTGGTATTGACTTTAGCGAAAACGTTATTTTACAAGTAGCACCTAAAGAATGGATATTAGAGAAGTTAGGAATTGACCCTACACAATACGGAATAGTTGCAGAAACCGAGCAGCCAATGGCAGCAAGTCCTTTAAGCGTGAACGAGCATATTAAAGGCTTAAAAGGTAGAGAGTGGCAAAATATGCAGCGTATTATTAGAGATTTTAATAAGGGCAAGATAACAAGAGAACAAGCAAGTTCTATGTTAAAAGGCGGTTATGCTTTAAGCGATGAGGAAGTGTCTACTTGGTTAGGTGCTGAAGATTTAGAATTTAACGAAACTGATTTTCAGGTTTTCTTTGAGTTCGGAGAAGATAGAAGCGCTTATGAAGTATTTAAAAGCAAGTCAAGATTTAACGATGATGCGGACTTTGAAATGTTTGCCGATGTATCGCAATTACAATCTAATATCTTGGACTTAATTGTTAAGGATAAGCGTATTACTCCAGAAGTAATTGCTGACACTTTAAAAGAAGATATTGGTGCAGTTAAGCGTGTTATTGATTTATTAATCGAGAAGGGATTTATTAAGACAAGCGAAGTAAAGCAAGGCAAAGGTATTGATAGTAACATAATTATCGAAAGGCAATTAACTGCTCCTATTGGTAAAATTGTTGAAGCTATAAAGCCTCAAACTTCACAAATATTAATTCGTTATTCATACGAGTGGAAACAAGGTTTTAATGATGGCGATTTAGATACAAGCAGACCTTTTTGCAAATACTTAGTAACCGCTAACAAATTTTATAGCCGTAGCGAAATAGAAATGATGAGTGCAAGGCTTGGCTATTCTGTATGGGATAGACGAGGCGGTTGGTATACTAAGCCAGGAACAAACACACATTCTCCAAGTTGCAGACACGAGTGGAAGTCAAACATAGTTAAAAGAAAATAAGAAATGAGCTTAAACACATTATTCATAAGCGTACAGAATATTAAAGACAGGTCTGGCTTACACGCTAACGTAGACGAGAAACTTGTATTG